GTAATCTGATGAAGGTTGAGATTAAGGAAGTAACAAGAAACTTATAGATTTTAGCCCACCTAACAAATAGACGGCTGATATGCAAGGCGTTATGCCTTTGTGTGTCAGCCTTTTTTTTTGGAGAGAACGAATGGCAAGGATGTTGAAAGACAAACTAGGAAGACCAATGACATGGAAGGGTCATAATTTCGTTACTGAAATAGAAGAAGAGAAGCCTCGGAAAAAGCCAAAGAAAAAGATAGCCAAAAAACCACCAAGGAAAACTATTAGAAAAGGGAAATACCCTCCACCTAAAAAGAAAACGGTTAAAAAGAAAAGAGACTACTAAATGGCAGAGCTTTCTAAAAACCAAATATCGGGTGGCACTCCTGTTAGTTCGGAAGATGAAAAGAAAGATACTTCCAAACAATACGCAGGTTCTCCAAATAAGAGTGACGCAAAATTAGCTTCTGGCGATAGCGTAAAAAGAATGGAAGCACCCAAACCAGATGCTATAGACAAGCGTGTGGATATAGCAAGGCTGATAAATTATCTTCGTGATTCAATACAGAACTCTGTTGATTCCAGACGTGATTGGCAAGAAGGTTTGGAGACTTGGTATAAACAATACAAGGGTGTCTTAAAACCCAAGAACTTCCCTTGGGAGGGGTGTTCTAATCTACACATACCTATTACTGGGATAATCATAGATACGCTTGTTAGTAGAATGATTAATCCTATTTTCGGAACACAGCCGTTTGTAACGGCTAGAGGGGTGAGCCAACCTGCAGCGCAGGAGGTTATGCCCAGTGGGGGGAACGATTCCCCTCACAGTCCTTACGTTTCAGATCATGATAAAGCTTATGACGTTGAACACTTTTTAGATTTTATTCTTACGAAAAGAATAAAGGTGTATGCAAAAGTTCAGGATTGGATTAGAGAAGCTTTTATATATGGTCGTGGAATAATGAAAATTGTATGGAAAGAAGAATATAGAAAGACAACTAGAAAATTATCTAGACAAGATGTAGAAGAAGAAATAGCCATCTATCAGGAAAAAATACAACAAGGTGACGCTGAATTAGAAACCATAGAGTTCCTAGATCAGATGGCTTTTTTAGCTGACACGCATGATTGGGAGCGAAGACCGCTACTGTCTATGGAAAGAGAAGAACAAGTTTACAATAATCCTGATTGGGTTTTTATTCCTATAGAAGATTTTATATTTCATCCAAGGGCTATTGATATTTCTTCTTCTCCTTATGTCGGGCATAGATTCAGAATGGATTACGATTCCTTATTAAAAGCACAGGATCAGGGAATCTATTCTAATGTTGACTTGTTGCATCCTAGTGGTTCTGGTTCAGAGTCTACAATTCTTTCTTCTCATGGCGAAAGCTTATTGAAAGATGTGCAGACGTTGGAAGAAGGGTACGACAATGTAGAACAAGAAGCAGAAGAAAACCTGTCTGAAATAGAATTGATTGAATTTCATGGCAAGTTTGACATAGATGATGATGGTCGTATGGAAGACATTATTGCTACTTATGCTCCTAAACAGGGTGTGTTGTTGTCGGTTAGGGAAACAGATTTGTTGCATGGTAAGAAACCTTTTGCAGAAATTAAAATGTTTCCAGTGCCTGGACGATTTGAGTCTCAAGGTGTGCCAGAGATTATTACTGACTTACAGCAAGAGTTAAACGATATACATAACCAGAGAATAGATAATGGAACCATTACTAATGCGGTTATGTTTTGGTATGACCCTAACTCCGATGTTGACCCAGAGATACATCGACCAGGGCCTGGCATGGGATTCCCTGCAGGGCCGAACCAAATCGGTATCTTGCAGACAGGAGATGTTAAGTTCTCTTCCTTTAGAGAAGAAGAGTTAGTGCGTAGGTTGATTCAAGATCGTATTGGTGTTTCAGATTTTGCTATTGGTAATGATGCCACAGCTATTCAGAACAAGACAGCTACTGGTGTAAGTGCGATAGTTAATGAAGGAAATCAAAGGCTGGAGATGATGCTTCGTAATGTTGCCATTGGTTTGAATGAAGCCGTATTGCAAACATTACAACTTATTCAACAGTTTGGTAGCGATAACATGTTGTTTCGTGTAGTTGAGGGTGCGAAATCTACAATGAAGAAGGTTTCTGCCAGAGATATACAGGGGCAATATGATGTAGATATATCTGCAAATTCTGTTAACACAAACAGGCTAATGCAGTTAGGTGAAATTCAACAACAGTTGGAGCTTGCCCTAAGAGCAGGGCCTGAGCATGTGAATGTTTCTCCGTTGATTAAAGAGTTTATGCGTAAGTCTGGTTCTAGAATGGCAGATGAAATTTCAGTACCAGAAACTGAGGCAGTATTAAGAAAGGCAATGGCTGATCCTAATTTATTAATGGGACTGAAACAGCAGATAGATGAACTGGCTATGCAGGCAGGGTTGGTAGAGTCTCCTCAATCTCAACCCGCTGGGCAACCCTCGCCTGCTATGCCGACACAAGGTGGGCAAGGTGGACAGGGTGGAATAGATTTACAGGGATTGATACAGCAGGCAGTTCCTTTTTTACAACAACTATTTAGTGGTGTTGGACAACAGCCCCCACACCCACAAGGGCCACCGCCTCCACCACAACAAATGATGTAAGGAAGGGTTAGCCCATGACAGACCTAACGGCTGGTTCGGTTGTTGGTCGGACAACGTAAAACACATTACCGCATGGGAAGCTACTAACCCTTTAACTATTATAGATGCTTAATAAATATATAAGAGCTAATAAATCACCAGAAGAAAAAGAAAGACATTTAAAAAAACTTTCTGGTCTTCTTTCTACTTCACAGTGGGAAGAGGTTAGAGATGAGGTAGAAGACGTATTAATCAAGTGTTATGAAAAATTAGATTCTTGTAAAACATATGAGGATTTCATACGAGTTCAAAGTGAAGCTATCGCATTAAAGAAGGTGGCTGGTTTGAATGGCCTTATGAACATTGTTGCAAACAGGCGACACAGGATTCGTCCCCCTGTAATTATGGGACAGAATAAATAGGAGTAAAAAAATGCCAGAAGACGGAAAGAGGATTGTTAATGAAGAAACAATCGTAGCTACCGAGCAGGATTCGGCTCCTGCGGAAACACCAGAAGTAAATATGGATGCTGTTGAGAATGATGCATCGGAAATGGGTAATACGTTATCCATAAATGATGATGTAGCCTCTGGGCAACTTGATTGGTCTGACATGAAACCGCTGGAAGAGTTCGACCAGATTGCAAACGAGCGTGGAGTGGATTCTACTTCTAGGATGGAAGAAGGATTAACCGACAGCATGTCCAAACGTATCAACAAAATGAAGCAACAAGAGCAGCAAAAGCTAGCAGGTAAAGACCAAGTTATTGCGGAGAAGGATTCAATTATAGCTGCGAGAGAACAGCAGATTGGGCAACTATCCAAAATGGCAGAGGAATACCAGAAGTTGCAAGCTGATTATGTACCACCTCAAGGTGATGTAGGCGAAGTAAATACCCAAATTACAGAGTTGGATCAACTCTTAGAGGATGAGGGTGATACTTACACAGCCGCAGAAGTTGCAAGGCATATGCAAAAGCGACAGGATTTGCAAACTAAAAAGCAAGAAGTCGCTAATAGTCAATCTAATGCTCAACAGTTGGTTCTCCAACAAAAGAGAATGAGAGAGCAGTCGGATCAATTCGTCAAGGAGAATTACGATTTTGTTAGTGATCCTAAGAGCGAATACTATCAGACTCTCAAGACTAAAGCTTATCCCATGTTAGAAAATCTAATGGGGCCGAACTTCAAAGATCATCCACAGGATATGGTAATGGCTGCTGAGTTGAGTCGATTAATGGTTGATGCGAACAAATATCAACAATTACTTGGCAATCGACCTGCACCACGCCAGCAAGCAGCACCAATGGCAGGGAATGTAGCTCCATCACAACGAGGTAATAAGAAGCAAGCTCCTTCTTTTAGGGGTGAAGCTAACAATCTTCGTGGTGGTGACGTTGAAGACTTTGCGAGCATGTTGCAAAAGCGTGGGCATAGTTGGAGGCCATAAATTTAGTTAGGAGATAATTATGGCTCTATTTGAGACATATACGGAAGCGGCAGGTACTGGCGGCGGTGGTATGCGTGAGGACTTGCTTGATGTTATCGTGAATATCTCTCCGACAGAAACCCCGATGTTGAGTGGTTTCAAGAAATCTAAAGCCAATGCGACAACGCATGAATGGTTAACGGATACTCTTGGTACTGCAAATGCTTCAAGGGTTGCTGAAGGAGCGGCATTCTCTAATTCAGCTAATATTGCTGTAGCACGAACACGACTGAGCAACTACTGTCAGATTAATCGTGAAGTGTTTGAAGTATCGGATACCTTGGATGCTGTCGATAAGGCAGGCATTAAAGGTGGCGAGTATGAATACCAACTTGCGAAAGCCTTGAAGATTATGGCTAGAGCAATGGAGGTTGATGTTGTAACAGGTGCTTCTGCGGCAGGTTCCGCAGGAACAGCTAGAGGTTCTAAGGGAGTAATTCCTTGGGTTACAACTAATCTAAGTACCGCAGGCGGTGGTCGTGATTTGACGGAAACTATCTACAATAATAATTTGCAGGATATTTTCGGCACTGGCGGCAACCCTGATACAACCTATGTTAATGGTTGGCAAAAACGTAAAGTTACTGCGTTCTCTGCTACCAACACTCGAAACATCGAAGCTTCTTCAAAGAAGCTGATTTATTCGGTAGATGTTTATGAGAGTGATTTTGGCCTACAGCGTGTAATTCTTGATCGGTATATGCCTACTGATAAGCTTGCACAGTTGCAGAAGGATATGTGGAGCATAGCAATGCTACGCCCAGTTAAACATACTCCGATTGCGAAGCTCGGTTCTTCACGAGCAGGTATGGTTGAGGCTGAATGGACAATAGTTTCTATGGAAGAAAAAGCTTCAGGCGTTATTGAAGAATTAAACATTCAGTAGTTTTAAACTTTCATAACAGTCGTAAATTCTTGATGCAAATATTATGGCTGTTGCATCTAGCGGTGGGAGGGGAAACCCTCCCTCGCTTTTAATATGAAAAAAACTATACATAAAAAACAACAGGATACTCCCGATGAAGATGGATACACAAGTGATACTGTTACTCGTGTAGTTCATGAAGAGGGGAATCCTTTTAAGAAGGCAAAGACATCTATCCAGCATATACAAAGGCTGGATGATACAGGGCTACAGGTAAAACTTGAGCGTTTGAATACGGACAATGGTTTTACTGATGGGCGTACTATGAGAAAAGTAGGGAGTATACCATCTATATTCTTAATGAGGCCAGAGTATAAGGACATTATAGATGGCGACCAGAAAGCAATGCAGAAAGCATTAAAGCGTTTCTTTCAGGATCATCCTGAATATCGTGTTTGTAATAATAATTACTGATGGGTGGAACTCCAAATCAAGAACAGGGTGTTGATTCCCTAAGAAGAGATGTTGAAACTGCTGTTGGCAAAGTTAGAGAAAATCCAGTTTTGCGTAACTTCATGGATGACCCCAGAACTAAAACAAAGGTTACTGCTGGTAGTGGGGAAAACTTTGGAGAAGTTTATATCATGGGGCAAGAAGATGCCAGCAAGTTCCCCAAACAAAATTGGATTGAAATTAGAAACAAGGGGAATATCCCATTAGATAAGTCAATAGCTGGTGAGTTAATGCACGCTTTTGGTGCTGAAGATTTAAAAGGGAACCCACAGCACCCAGAATTTTTTAGCTTGAAGCAAGAGTTTATTGGAAATATGACACAAGAACAACTTGGGATAATGGATCGGCAGTTTAAAGCCCTTCAGCAAAAAGGGGGGACTGGTTTAAATTCTCAAGACATTGGGCATTTTCTAAAAAATTCTTTTTCTGATTCTGAAATTAGGGGGCATTTGTTTCCAGAGGTTATGACTGATCCTAAAGAAAGAGAGTTATTTAGAAGTGGTGTTTTGCTTTCTCCAAGGCAACGTGAAATTATTATGCAAATGAAACAAATTATAGGAGTTCAATAATATGGGCGTATTAACTACTTATGAATTTACACAAGATGTATTAAGAAAGAAAGAACCCTATAAAGTAGAGCCGAAGAACGAAGAAAAAGAACAGCCTACGGAATTACTTAAAGAAAAGGTTGAACTGTTAAAGGAAGAAGACAAAGAGGAGAATGAATAGTGTCATTAGCTACTATCCGTAACCCAATCTTAAGAGACTTAGGACTTGATTCTGGTTCAGCACTTGTTAGTGATGTCAAGGTACGCATTCTTGATTATATAAATGAAGCGATACAGGAAATAAACATCTTGGGCAAGTGGAGCATCTTAAAGTCTGAGGGAACTATTACGTTGGTGACAAGCCAAAGGGAGTATTCGTTGGCATCTGATACGGATGTTAATAAGATTATGAGTAATAGGTTCTATATAGATGGGGAAGATGCTTTTGTTCATATGGCTACTTCCAATCAGGCTTTTCAAGAAGAAGTAATACAGAATGATACAGGTGTACCGCTTGTATGGATACCGTTTGGGAAGGACGCATCTCAAAACGACAGGATTAAGATTGATCCTCTGCCTTCTACTGATGAGAATGGCATGGTGTTGACCTATTGGTATACACGCAAGCTAACAGATTTAAGTGTTGATTCTGACACAACGCCTTTTCAAGAAGTTGTAATCAGGCATATGGTCAAAGCAAAGTACGCTGAATATGACATGGATTTCGCAAAGCGTGACAGGGAAATGGGATTGGCAAATGCTTTATTACAGAAACTACAGGCACAAAACAGGGGTGCTGTAAGATTTAGTCCATTAACTAGACGTAATTATTCCTTATCCAGATAATGCCACTAAGACAAAAAATATTCGAGTCTAATAATAAGGGGTTGTTTGATGTTGCTGTTGGCGAAGGTAACATCTCAGCCAGTTATGCTACCGAATTGCAAAACAGTCGTGTTGCTTTGAACGGAGAAGTGTCTAAGAGAAGGGGTAGAACTTATTTGAATACTACTGCTATTGCCTCAACTCCAGATGTTATCGGGTTGATGGTTTATGATGGCAACTATCCTGGAACATACGAGGTTTTGGCTCAAGCTGGTACAAACTTGCTTAGGTATACTTCTTCTTCTAGTGCTTTTGATACAACTGTTAAGTCTGGTTTGACTTTAAATAAGAAATTAAACTGGACAATGTTTAACAACAAGATGATTTTGACTAACGGAACGGATAATCCATTTAAATATGGGTATACTCCTAGACCGTTTGCCTCCACTACAGGGGTTTCAACTTCAGGATCAAAAGGTGCAAGAACTTATTATGTAACAATTACCTATGTAACAGCCAATGGACAATCGGTAGCTAGTGAGCAGGCTACTAGGGCTATCAATGCTAATGATATTTTAACGGTGACAAGTCCTGTTGCTTTACCTGGGGCAACCCATTGGAACGTGTATCATCATACTGTTTCTGGTTCTTTAAAGTTGCAAAACGCATCCCCGATAGCAATAGGCACAAATTACACGGAGACAGTAGGGGCATTAAATGATGGGGCTGCTCCTCCAACAACTCATACAGGCTGGTATGTTATAGACCTTGCAGACAACCCACCGAAAGGCAAATATGTTTACTCATTAAACAACAGGGTTTGGGTTGCAGGAATGGATGATGAAAGAACCAGATTCTCTGGTTGTGCCGTAGACAATGAAGATGATTGGTCAACAGCGTCTGACTATGTGAACATTGATTTAGCGGCTGTATTGGCTCGTGGTGATACGATTACTGGATTGGCAAGATTAGGGCAGACAAATTCTCTTATCATAGGGTTGCAT